TGGTTTGTCTTTTAGTAGTCATGTATCTATTATATGTTAATACTCACTAATATGTAAGAGGGTTTCTAGAATTATTTAGGCGAATAAAATGTCTATAATATAGAAGCCTAAAAGCATAAGTCCAAAGACTGATACTTGAATGACTGAGGCCCAAAAGACTTGCCTCATTGGGTGAATTTCTGGCAATTTTTCTATCCAAGATTCGCTTGGGGATAGATTAGCGTACTGTAATAGTTTTTTTTCTTTCATGTTAATTTAAGCTTTTCGGGCGTTTTCCACTAGACATTTTGACTTTCGTCTGATATCCTAGCTATGCGCCCGAGCAGCTTATATAATATAATTTAACTTGGTTCTATTTTAGAATCCACCGATAGTGAAGTCGTTCATAGCAAGGTACATTATAATAAAGGGTATTGCAATAGGAAGAGACATGTATGTGAACATTTGCACTGCATCGCAGAAAACACAAACTGATTTGTTTTCTCTTAGTCTGTCAATTTTTCCCACCATGCTCTTCGCAATCATTGTTGCTGTCGTCATGGTTTCTCCGAAGGTTAATATCATTTAGGTTTATATTCTGATATAACAATCCGTTATATCATCACGATTTATTTATAACAGAAAATTTCCTGTCACTTTAAGTAACAGTATTAATTCCTAACACATAATTTTCGGCTGCATCTTCTGCCCACGCTTCAGACTTACCATGAAAAACTACGTCATGTTTCCAAACTTTGTTCTCATAATATCTACAACCGTAACCACCGTTAGGTAAAAGATAGACTTCTGCTTTTCTATCCTCATGCATATAGTCATGTATTTTATGGTCGAACTGTTTCATTCCTTTCTCTGCTTCTTGTAACATGTTTAAGTACCAAATTGCCATTCTAATGTATGACCTTCTTACCCCCACTTAAGAGGTGTTGTTCGTATACCTCTTCTAGGTCGAAGCTTTCGTCTTCTAGTATTTCCAGTCTGCGTAGTTCATCGTCTGTTATTGGGCCACCAGTTTCTTCTATAATTCTTTCCATAGTTTGATTAACATATTCCTTTAATCCTTTTGTATATTCAGAATTAGACTTAACTGGTATAGTTCCGTTCTCAACCATTTCTAACCACCTAGCAGACGCACTGTCATAGTAACTAACGAATTGCTCGTTTAGATTGTTTCTATGTACAATGTGATTGAATGGAATAAACAATGTTGGGTCGGCACTTAAAGGTGCGTAAGGTATAAAAGTAGATAAAGTATCCCCTGTCGCTTGAAGCGATAGTTGACATATCATTGGAAGAGTAATCTGTAAACCATCTTTGGTCTCTCTAACCATTCCAACTATATCTAAACCAGTTCTCAGTTTTATTACTTCGTACCGATTCGGAGCCAGTGTAACGTTGTTATCCATATCATTAATATTTAGGGTGTTCATAATTTAAATTGCTTAATATTGTAAGGAAAATTTTCCTCGTTGTAGATATTTATACGGTCTTTTAGGTGACGTAAAGTGTAGTTGTCACCCCACAAGTCATCGGCAATATCAAATAACCTTAGACTATCTTTACCATTTCCTTTTCTTAATCCCCTACCAATAGACTGTAAGTTTCGTATACGAGATTTAGAAGGCGAAGCAAAAACGATATTGTCTATCTTCTTTATATTAACACCAGTGCTAAAGGTGCCGTATGAAGCAAGGATAACTGCGTCATCTTGTTGTTCAACTAACTTTCTTACCTCTTCCCTATCTTTAGTATCTGTACCACCATAAACATAGTGTAGATTTTGTACTCTATCTTTCATCATATGGTGTAATATAAATCCATGTTTTTCTACATACTGGAACAAACAAAGTGTATTCCCCTTTAAAGAGTAGACAAGATTACAGATAAAATCATTTCTTTTTTCACTGCTAACAAGATATTCCATTTCGTCTTGATACTTAACTTTAGACATTTTCTCATGTTCCAAGATAACAACGTCAATGTCGATACTTGCAATTGTACCTTCCTCAATAAGGTCAGAAGTTGATATAACCTTAGTCGCTGGCCCAAAGAGTCCTTCTAACTGTAACCTGTGGACTTCTGTACCGTCTAATGTACCTGTTGTACCAAACCTAATTGCAGTGTTCCTCATTTTCTCTAAGATACCTTTCAACACGTTTGCTTTAAACAAATGTGCCTCGTCTCCAACCACTACGTCAAAGGATTGAAGAACGTCAATAGGTGCTTTGGATAAAGACTGCCATGTTGTTATAGTGATTGGTGCGTCAAATACTTTTTGTCCACTGTATATTTTACAAATAGGTTCTTCGTATCCATACTCTTCAAAGTCTTTTGACATTTGTTCTACTAGTGAAGTTGTAGGAACTATGATAACAGTTTTCTTGTTGTAGTATCTTGCAAGTAGATATATGATTAACGACTTACCACTAGCAGTAGGGGAAACTAAAAGTTTTCTACCATAGTCTATACTTTTCTTGAATGCTTCTAACTGATAATCTCTAGGTTCAAAAGGTAGGTGTAAATCTTCTATGAATTTTAAGAGTTCATCTTCCGTTATTACATTCTTTTTAACAACGTCCGATTCTACTTCATATGTGTATTTTCTTTCTTCACAAAAATCAGCAATGTATGGGAGTAATCCAATATAAATTTTATGTGTTTTTATACTAAACAGGTATACCTTACCGTCCCAGCGTCTGTTCTTATAGGAAGGCATAAATTTAGCATTAGGAACCTTGAATGAAAAGAAATCATGTAGGTCTTTTGCGATTGAATCGTCACATGAAATCTTCATAAAGACTTCATTGACTTTAGAAATTTTTAAGTCCATTGTGGGCCATTATACCAACCAACGATTGATATTCTAGTTCCTCTTGTCACAGGTGTAACTTGATGATATAGAAATGAAGGGAACAAACATATAGAACCTTTTTGTTGTGCACTGAAAGGTAAAGTTCTAACTGCTTTATCTATATCAATTTTCTTGTCTCCAAACTTGATTCGGTCAAATTGTTGATTAGGTTCCAACCATTGAAACTTACCACCCTCGTAATCATTAGGGTCTGATAGTTGAATAGTCATACTAATCTTTCTATGGTTTGGTTCTTGTAAAGGTATACCATTGTCTTCATGTCTAACCTCACCACCATGGTCTGTATGCCATGTATAAAAGTCACCTGTTGGTTTATTTTCATCAAAATCATATATGGTGTATTGAAAATTCTCTATAAAACCTAGGTTAAAGTTCCAACCGCATTCTTGCATTCCTTGAGTACATGCTTCATTGATTCTATCTACAATGTTCTGTGGCATTCTATATTCAGGCGTAAACCATTTAACCTTAGACTGTCTTATTTCTGAATTCATACCCTCATTAGTATTATCTCCATCGGGGTCTTCAAAAGCATTACCTGTTCTTCCTTGGTCTAAGGGAACAGTTTGTGCGTGTTCATTTATTTGTGCAACTTCATCGAGAGTGAACCAACTCGGAGCAGTCCACATATAACTTTTAAGAATCATTATTGTCCAGCCATAAATTTACGCCAATCGATTGTGTTCTTAATCGTTTGGTGTCTCCAAGTAATGTTTTGCATACACTCTTTAAGGAAGTCGATTACAATCTTTTGATATGCAACCTTACCGTTTAACTTCTGTAAATCGGTGTCAGCATTATACCAAATTTGCATATCATTCTTCATTACCTTGAGACCGTCAAAGGGGTCATCTTCCCAACCCAATTCTTTGAGTTGTTCTTGAGACATTTTTCCGTTATACCATAACCACTTATTTTTAAGCAGAGTATTGTATTGGAATTCTAGGTTCTTGAGCAACAATATATTATTGGTCAAGTATTCTTGATATTTTGCGTGTAGTTTAGGGACTTCTAAAGATGATTTATCTAGTTCGATATCATCTATTTCACAATCCTTAGACCACTCATTTCTAAGTTCTTCTAAGTTCATACTATAATTATACCACGTAAATGGGTTTTTAACTAGTGGTTCCTATCTCATAATACGTAAATCTAAAGTCTACGGTACATGTTACTGCTTCACCACTCTCTCCCGATGCAAGTTCTAGTCCACTCAATGACGTTGGGAATGCGTCATAGAATTTAAAGAACCTATTCGGTATGTTCTTATTTGTATTTAGTACAAGTGTAATCATGCTATATTGGTTCAAGTCTCCACTAGAACTTGAATACGTGTTTGTAGCAGTAGCAGTTGTACCAGTAAGTGTTTTATATTTCTTAGGGTCTTGGATAGGAACTATTGAATCCATCCAATCGTAAATCTCTTTAAAGTTTTCTAAGTCTTCGTCTACCACAAAGGATACGGATAACTTTTCAAACTCGACTTTATCGCCTGGGAAATATGCGTCTATTCCGATACCAGCAGGTATTGCTGTTTCACTAAAAGAAATTCCAGGCACGTTTGCAGTTCTCACGAAGTATTCCACAGTTGGAACTTTGTCTATGAGAAGTCTAAAGTTGTTCTTTTGAAGTATAGATTTATTAATCGTAGTCATATACCTATTTAGGTATTTTTAAACTACCTTAGAACTTTGTTTGCGACTTTGTTGATTCTTCCTGCCTTCATAAGTTTATGAATTGATAAGTCATTTAATAAAAGATATATTCCTACAAATGCCCACGGTAGCATCAACAATATTAGTATATTGTATATGTTTTCCATATTAGTATTTAGACACGAAAGTGTCACATAATTGTCACAATTGAGACACGAAAGTGTCGATAGATTGCACTTTTATGTACATATAAATGTAACATGTACACATAATGAACACATAAAAAAAGGGGAACCCTAAAGTTCCCCTCGTGATAGTTCTCAATCTGCACGAATGATTTGTATCACTCGTATTTAGAACATTAAGCAACCCATTTAACACCACGGTATACACCCGATGTTTGAGTTGACTTAACATTTTTGAGAACACCATGCTTCTGTCCTCTATAGACACCTTCAAAACCTTTACGTTTTGGAGTTTCTAATTCAGACGGATTGTATGAGATACCTCTATATTTGTTAGTCATATCATCTCCTATTCTAATTAATTAAAATAAAAAATGCGTTCCTTCGACTTTCGGTCTCGTTCGGCTGACTGCCTACTTGCTTGCCTTTCTTATATGAAGAAAGAGGTTTTCCTGTCTACTTCCGTCCACCTCTACATTTAGGGTGGATGAACGAATGTAGTCTTTTAACCCATGACTTATGGAGTATAGTGAATACTATACATTAATATTTAGGACAAAAAAAACCCCACCGAAGTGGGGTTTTTAATTCGATAGTTGTAACTATTCTTATAGAATGTTAGATACTGCGAATTTTCTATAGTATTGGTTAGTACCAGCAGAAGCTAGACCACTTGAAGGTGTATCACCTACGAATGGGTTAGATACCATTCCGTATCTAGTTTTGAAACCAATTTTTGGTTGGAAAGTATTCTCACCAACCGCACGAACCATTTGTAATGGAACGTATGGGCAATAGAAAAGACCAGCGTCATAAGGGTTAGAACCCCTATATCCAACTGTCAAGTAATCAACACCAGCATATGGGTCGATGTACACTTTAACTCTACCGTTAAGAACACCAGCAAATGTATTACCAGTATCGTCAACGTTAATGTCAGTGTTAAGAGCAGGAGTATAATCTAATACACCAGCCATTGACAATGCAGAAGCAACATCAGAAGAACAAAGGATAAAGTTACCTTTTCCTCTTCTTGTTTCTTTTGCAATTACGTTAGATTCTCTTTCTATTTGGAATAATAGACCTTTGAATTTCTCAACTGACCAACGTCCGTTAGCATCAACATCTAAGTT